GCGCTCTTCGCTAAATGGTTCTGGACATAGGTAACAGCCGTAGCCGTCACGCTCAGTAACCAACTGGATAATTTCTCCGCGAGGCTTGTAGTTTTCTCGTATAAGTGTTGTCATCGTTCCTCCTTCCATACTATCTTACTAGATAACGGTCATCGAGTCAAGGAACGCTTGTACGTCTGCTGGAACCTTGCTCGGTTTCGGGCGGGGTGGCTCTTCGAGAGCATTCACCTTCCCAACAGTGACATCACCATACACTACCGGACTGATGTCAGTCAAGGCCTCTTCCTTGGGGGTATGGACGATGGCATTGTACACCGCCCCACACACAGCGTCGGCCAAGTCCTTAGACCCCTTGCGAGGGTGGTCGATCTTATCCTTGATGACGCGGAGTTGCTTCAATTCTGTTTTCAGCAGATCGATGTTGGGCCCATGAAGCCTGCCCTCGTTCACAATAGTTAGAAGATCGATATAGTGAGGCTTGGCAACAGACACCCTATCGGTTTTGAAGCCTTTCTGATCCAGGTATTCCATCATCTCCACGGAGTTCCAGCGGTCAAAGGTTACCAGTTTTATGTTATATCCCTCGGCCTTGAGGGACACGATGAACTCCCTGACCTCTTTCAGATCGATAGACTTATCTTTAGATGGCGACCACCACCTGACAAAATCAACGACGACGACCGGCTCAATAGTCTGCTTCAATTTACCGTAACGAACCTCGGTAAAATGATCTACGTGAGCGATAGCCACAGCGCATCGGTCAAAGACCTGGGCGAGGTCGGCGTGGACGAAGTATTCCTTTGACTTGTCTGGCAGGAACGCCCCGCTCTTAGTTCCGTGCTCATCGAATAGCGATTCCCTGGATAGCGCGTCGTCAATTTTCTTCGGCTCTTTGAATAATCCATCGATTGCGTCGGGAGGCATACAGGCAAACCGCATCATGGAGTCGGTGATGTTCTTAAAGAACTGCCCGGTGTAGTCCTCTATCTTTTTGGTCGGGTTGATGATCCACGACGGGCGCTTCAAGGCATATACGTACGGCTGCTTGTAGCCTAGGATTATGTCCTCTTCCCACATAAACTCGACCCGGTTCCAGTCCTCGTCGGGTAGTTCCGGGTTTACAATTAGTTGCTCAAAGTGCTCAACTACCTGCTTGTCGGCAACTACGGCATCATATCTCTGAGAGATAAAGTCTCCGCGATAACGCGGGAAGGATAGAAGAATTACCTTTCCGTAGTCTGGGAAGCGGGACACAACAGAGGCCGAGTACATATCATAAACGTCCTCAGCAGTCTTAGCCCGCTCATTTCCTGTAGCATTATCCACAGCGAAACCGGCAATCTCGTCAAGAACCACGGCGAAGGTGTTGTAACCCTCCCAGGACTCTCGCTCCGAGTGACCAGAATATACCGTGATGTCCTTATCGAACTCGATGGAGTCTGTCTTGGCCTCGAATTTACCCACGAACCACGGGCTAGTTTCGATGCGCTTTTTGAAACCCTTGAAGAAAACGTTCTTGGCCTGCTGCGCGTTAATGGCGATGTTGATGATGTCAATGTGCTCACCAGGGGCCTGGCCGAAATAGGCGGAGGGGTCTTTAAGGCAGAGCAACTGATATACGATATATGAGATCGTGATAGTGGATGTGAAGTCCTTTCCAGACCCCTTCCCGAGCATCAGGATTACCTCTTTGAAGGTTTCCTGGTATCTTTCTTTACCGGCCACTTCGCCGTAAATCTTGATAAGATCCTCCTCTTTGAGGATCTGGCTACCGGCCTTGACAATCTCCATCTGATAATCAGAAAGCACATTGAGCCCAAGATAGTGCTTCCCGTAGACAAACTCTTCTACGGGAACGGGGTATTCGTCAAAATTGTCTTGTTCGAGGATCTTTATATAGTCTTCAAACACTCTCTGATCTCACTACCTTTATTTCTACCGGCTCATCCCGTAGTTGGCTCAGGCGCTCCGCGACCTTGATTCGGCAGTGGTCGCACTTACTGGTAACGTCTCGCAGAATATCTGCAACGATCTGGGTCTTACGCTCGGCTTCTAGGATTTGGTTGGCTACCTGCTGATCCTCTAGCAGTCCAGCCTCTTTGAGCATCTGTACCCGCTTGGCCTCTATGTCAGTGATCTTGCCGATAGCAGAAATCTTGTGACCGAGGAACTTAGGGTCGATCCCCTCGGATATAGCATGGTCGTCAATATCAGAAATGACTGAGTGCAATTCTGCAATCAGTCTATCGAAGTGAACGTCCACAGAGGCCAGAGCCTCTTTGGCCCGGCCCTTCATGCTGTTGGAGTTTACAGCGGTTTCTTTGAACAGTTCCCAGTAATCAACAACGGCGGGGCGGCTGATACCGAGAATCTTCGCTATCTGTGTAAAGTTCTTACCCTCAGCCTTTAGATTGATAATCTTATGGAGGATATCTTCCTCTTCACGTACAGCAACTTCAGTTGTCACTAGTAATCTTCACCTTATTCGTAGTATATCCGGATGCGCAGTGGTGAACAGTTACCCACCAAGCGACCCAGCCAGAGCAATTTGGGCAAAGCCAGCGCCCGATATCGCTGAATTGCGGAGCCTGTGGAATGTATGGTAGCGGCTGATAATAATATGGCTGATAATAGTGTGTCGGAACATACTCATACATCGCTAACGACCTTCTTCCTGTAACTCCGCTTAGGGCGGATTACGGTCTTTACCTGATTCACATAAAAACTCTTGAATTCGCCAGTTGCGTTATCCATGCAGTCAACCCAGGTAACGTCCTTGACGACGTTGTGGACAACCTTGATGAAACGGAAAGTGCCGCGAGTATTACGGATCTTTATGTTGTCCCCGGCACGAATAACGTCCTTGCCGAACGGCAACTCAAAGGCGCACACCTTCATATCTCCGCCGACGTATAGTTCCTTACGTTCGGCAGTTGAGCGGGTTTTCTTTTTCATCTGTACCCTCCGGAGGTTGGTGCCCATACCAAACCGGGCCTATCGATCTTTCTCTGTAGCCAGGCCCCGCACTCGTCGCAGCGCTGCTGGTCTCTTTCATCGATCTTAGCCAGTTTGACGTAATTCAAGTCGCATAAAAGGCAGTAGTATGTGTATGTAGGCATTATCTATCAATTATAGCACAAGGCTCCACGGCCTTTCCTCCGTGTATAGTCTGACCTGCTGTTTTACAAATTCTGTGCGCTCAGCAACAGAGCCGTCAATCATGGTGACGTATGGGTTGAGCAGTTCTGTCTCGCCCAGCAGGTCTTCGATGATCTCGTCAATTCTTTCACGGTAATGCTCGTCCGTGTCCCGCACTCCGTCAGGCGTCAGGGCAAACTGACCTACAGGGAAATAGAATACCAGGTCGTAGTTGAGCATGGCTGACTTTACAAACTTTTCTGAGTAGTCCCAGTAGAACTTATGCTCGCCGCCCCAAACTGCATCGATCTGGTATTTGGTATATGCCAAAGAGTCCAGCGGGGTCCGGTCAGAAAGAATGATCTTGTCGGAGTTTTCTTCATACGCTGCCTGCTCATCTACTACACGAGCAAGTGTCGTAAGAATCTGAGATACCTCATCTGCCTGTCTATTCAGCGGCATACCATCAGCCAGTACCTTCCTAGAGGCGGACGGGACATAGAGAACATTCCTATGCTCTTCCGCCAGTCTCAATGCCACACTGGTTTTTCCAGTAGAGTGACTGCCGATAAATCCTATTCTCATCTATCTACTCCAAATAGTGTGGTATCTTGAACAATCGAGGGGTCGCCACCCTTGATCCAGACCAGATCTGGCAATTCGGGATTCGAGGTATACCCGTTTAGTATACCGAACGTGGACAACTTATATAACAGATCATCATACTGATCATTGATCCATAGTAGGGCTAGCAGGCGCAGGATTTTTCTGGCCCCGTCCGGGCTGTAGAGCATAGAAACGCCACCGTATCGCTGATAGGTTCTGACGATGACATCATTATACTTGTAGAAATTGTCGTCACGAATGAACTTAGGATCAACCAGGGCCCCATGAGTCTCTAGGAGTTTCTGATAGTAGAACCAATCTGTGTGATCCCGGGCGATGAAGAGCGAGTAGAAGTCGAAGTCCTCTGGCAAACACTCTACGCGGCGGCGGAACTCTCTGATGAATGAGTCGTTGATTTCAGCATCGTCCTCAAGAGTCAGTACGTAGACGTTGTTGTTGGCCGCGTACTCCAAAGCATTCAGGACTGACAACCAAATGGCAACCTGGCCCCATAGCAGTCGCCCGGTTTTGAAGTTGTAGATCCTCCGAGCAACCTCATCCTCGACGGAATTAATGTAGCCATTAAAGGTCAGATCGGTGACCTCTTCCATATGCGGAGACAGAATAGAGCGCATACGCTCTACGCCCTTCGCGCGCTTGTCACTTGCGTTGAAGATCGTGAAGACTATTTCTTTTTCCAAGATCGTGGCTTTCTGATTAGTTCGTGCTTTTCCAACCAATACTGGATCACCTGGATACTAGTACCGGCCTCTTCTGCTATCTGATAGATGTTCTTGCGCTGCTTGACATACCTATCATACATCCACGCTTTTGATGTGTAAAGTTTAGTCACCATAACTCACCGGCCAGCGCCATTTCTACACCGCGCTCTAGGTCGATCTTGGGTGTGTATACCTTGAGCATGTTCGAATTGTTAGAGACGCGGTACATTACTCCAACCGGCTCTGCTGGCAGATGCTTAAAGTCTGGGTTGTATCCGGCCTTCTCGGTAACCAGGGCCGCTAGTTCATTGAACGAAGTGGCAATCCCGCTGCCCAAATTCAGAGGCTCTAGATAATTCTGCTGTATCGCTGCATCTACCGCCCTAACAACGTCGGTCATATGAATGAAGTCACGAACTTGAGTTCCGTCTCCCCAAATTTCAAACGGGTTCTGCCGATTCTTGGCTCTCTTGATATACATTGGGAACGGATAGGATAGATCCTGGTCTGTGCCATATCCAGAGAACGGGCGGAATACGTGGACCTTGATGCCCTCAGCCTTTACGAATTCAGCGAGATACTCGCCCGTTAGTTTTGCCCATCCATAGGTTAAGTCAGGATTACGAACAGCGTTGAGATCAAGATGGTGCTCTGCTAGTTTGATTCCGGAGTTGCTGGTTTGTAGATCAATGGGGTAGGCGGCGGAACTAGAGAAGTACACGACCCTGCCGGGGCGGGCACGAAGAACCCACTGGAAGAAATCGCTATCAATGGAAAGATCCGTTGCTACCGAAAGGGGATTACCCTCAATCGTCTTCCTCCCGCCAACAATTGCTGCTAGGTGGATTACGAGATCATAGTGTGTCTGGTAACTGTCAGGGTACTTAAAAAAGTCTCGGCAATCCCCGTACCAGTTCGCTGTAAATGGGTGATCGATATCAACAACTGTTATATCGTGCTCTTTGTAGTATTCTTGAAAGTATCGACCAACGAAGCCGGACCCTCCGGTTATAAGAATCTTCATACGCAATACACCAACTGGAAGTCGTAGTAATATTCTTTGCCTAACCACAGAACTTCGCTTGCCACCACTTCGAAACCGGCCTTATTGAGAACCTCTTCGATTCCTTCGTAGTCCCAGGCCCAGTAGTGCTCAGGGTTATTGTCGTCAAACCTGGCGAGTGGGGTGGATACGAACAACTCGCGTGTCTTTTCCCTCACAAGTGACATAGTAGCAACTGGATCGTCTAGATGTTCTAGGGTTTCTGAACATATAAAAAGATCCACCTTGTCAATCTTACCGATTGTTGCGTCTATTGGTCCTGTGAACTGGTAGCCGGGAGCAAAGTCTCCGTAGTATTTCTTAGTGGCATTGGTTCCTGACAGGATCCGCCCGTCTCCACAAGACAGATCAGCAGCGCTCACTATCTCGTTAGCATTACGGTTGATGAATTCGATACTCTTGGCTACGCGAATATTGTGATCTTCCCAATGGCTGCTGTCGTGAGGGGTGCTGTAAACCTGAGCCAATTCCTCGGGGGTGTATGCTGGGCGTAATCTCTTTAGCATAGTTTCGCTAGATCCTTGTCGAATTCTGTGGCCTTGTAGTGCTCGAAAACGTTGCGGTCGTGCTCGTACATGTCGTTGCTGTTTACCTCTTCGTACAGCGCGTCAGCGGGTGATTTGCCTGCGAAATAGTGCATATGCTCGATAATGACGTTCGGCAGGTATCGTAACGTGCCCAGACGCTCACCAGTTTCCTTCCAAAAGTTGTCAAGATACAGGTGCTTAAGGGCGGGCGGGGCCATGAATCCAAGAACACGTACGATTTCCGCATCTATCATTACCTGAGTCGGTAGATTTTGACCCTGTAGAAGATCGTTACCATACACAATACCATATCGCGTATTCCAGATTGCGTCTACATACTCCCGATCCCAATTGACTGTACGGATTCTGTGGTCGTCGCCCATGAACGAGATGAAATCATAAACGTCACAGTATTTGGTGGCGACGTGGTTGAGCGTGCCATTCATTCCCATGCGAGGATTGATCTCATATAGAACGCCCGGCAGGCCTAGATCATAATTGTCTGCGTCGTCTTCGTCAAGAGCAAAGCATAGAGTAGTAAGGTTCGGGTCGCTATGCTCTACGAACTCATTGTAGAATTCCTTAGCCTTGTGGGGGCGGGATCTAGTAGGAACAATAAGTAAATTCTTAAGAGGTGTCATTTCACTCCACTAACATAGTAAGCGACTCCGAAGGCGTCAGCCACGTTGTCTGATTGTATTTTTGTTCCGTACTTGGTATTAAAGTAGTCTATCGTTGCCTGCTTGCGCTGCTTGCGCATTTCGTTCTTCAACCAGGATACGGATTTCTTGGGGTTTGCTTTCTTCAGGTCCGCCTTTTGTGCGGCGTTCCAGGCTTTGTTTCCTATGTACGACTGCCAGGCGAGCGGCTTGACCTCGACAATAGGCTCGCCGTTGCGGCAAAGTTCTGCGACGATAGCACCAAAGACGTAAGCCATCTTGATGCCGACTACGGCAGAGTTCACGATGATCGCTGACTCTATGGCTATCATATCATAATTGAATTCGTCTTTGAGGGCTTTGATCTTTTTACTGGCATCCACCGCCCGCTCGAATACTGAGTCTCCGTGAAAGAAAATCTCTCCGTAGGCCAGGACCTCCTGGTCTTCCATGACACAATAAGCCATGCTCATGGTGCTGGCGTCAACGCCCATGACCTTTTTGTTGTTCTCAAAACTGGATGACACTGAGTATTCTAGCCAAACCTTCGTCGTGCTTCTGCTTTTCTTTTGTATCGCAAGCGGAGCATGTGTCCCACTTGTTGTATCTACTCAACTTCGTCCCGCATTTGCAGTACCTTTCTGATCCGTTGAGCCGAGCCTTGCGCTCATGATATTTCCGCTTGATATTCTCATTTGTAACGATTTTGCAACAATCCGAGGAACAGTAAATCTGATTGTGTGTTGCTGGGGTGAAGTCTTTTTTACATGTCGGATTGGCGCAAATCATCAGTCAAGTACCGCCAGCGGCTTAATCTCTATCGTTCCCTCGGGTCGCTCAAAACAGGCAGCCTTCAACGGGCAATAGGTACATTTCTTGACGGTGCGCTTGGGGCTGAGGGGCTTGGCGAATTCATCCATCTCCCAGGCATCTCTTACTCTTCTCATCCACGAGAAGATCTCGTCAGTATATTCACTTAGGCCTTTATTCATCGTGACGGGAAGCACCAGGAATTCCTGCGTATTCTTGTTCTCGTAATAGAAGAACCCGTGCTCTAGTTCTAGGAGTCGCATATAGATAAGCAACTGTACCAAGTGGTAGGAGGGAGCCTTATGCTTATGGACGATGCCGTCAAAGATTTCCTGCTTAGCAGACTTGATTTCCCCGACAGCCTTATACTCACCTAAATCAACTATAAGGTCAGCAAATCCGAAAACCGGAGGGTCTTCGGATACAATCTTTCGCTCTAACTCTACATTTTCTTCCCCGTACGCCTTCTGGAACATGGCCTGAATTCGGTCATGGACATAATTCCCATTGTCCATGTTGAGGGCTCCGGTGGCGTCCGTATTTTCTATGAAATCGACACCATCAAACGCCATGTGCCAATAGCGGGCACACGTACCATGACCGTATCCGACAGCGCTCGGGCTGAAAGATTTCTTGGTCTTGAATTTGGGCGCGTTGTCACCAACTATGGTCTTCTCAATCTTCTCCGCGATGGCATGTGCGTCTAGGACGCCGGGGGCGGAAGGCCTAGTTAGGTTTGCTTTTCTAGTAAAATACATACTCACTTCACAAAATATTTAAGGGCGCTGACCAGTTTGTCGATCTCTTCTGCAATCGTGTAGTAGAGATTCTTCCGGTGGGCATTCGCCTGTACTTCCTCTTTAGTATTACCCTTATTTATCGTCTGATAAACCTTGGCCTTGATCGAGCACTGGGCGGCGATTGCCTGCAACTTCACCACAAGATTCGGAACCTTGTAGATCGGCACGTCCGGGTTGGCTATCAGTCTTATTATATCAGATAGTGCCTCATCGAGCACTTCGTCCTGCATAAACTCATGAAGATCATTTAGTTCTGTTACCGTACTAATGAGTTCAAGAACGTTCTCTCTGTCAGCCATCCCTATCCTTCGTCAATTCGTTGAACACCGTCTCCGATATGACATAGAGACGGACCTTGTTGTTGCCCTCCCCAAGAATAATCTTGAGGGCGGGTTCTACATTGAACCCGCCCTCAAGATTATTCTTGGGGAG